AACAGACAAGGATGAAACTGGAAAAGGTGGGTTTGCCGAGCGAAGAGCAAAAAGACACGGGTAAGTCCCTGTACACTATTGTTGATGTTATACCCGAAAAGGATAGGATCAAGGGTAATACCAAGAAGATATACCAGTACGGGTATAACTCTGAGTATGATCTTGTGGTTATATCTAAGGACGGAACCATTGGAGATATATATCAGATAAACGGACTTAAAGTAGCGTTACCAGAGGAGCCTAACAAAGTTTACAGCAGATCTGCAAAGAAGGAAGATCAGTACTGGGAAAGATCTGAGTTTCCATCAGCGCTATCCAAAATAAAGTCAATATTCCAGTGGAACAAGATGCCACTCCAGTTTAGAAGTAACTGGGTTGATTACATTGACGCAGAGTTCGATAGGAGAGATAATGGTTTCTGGTTTAAGAACAATGGAGTATCAACCTATATAACTGGTGGTCACTACATGTACTTGCAGTGGTCCAGCATTGACGTTGGTTTCCCAGACTTCAGGGAGGCTAACAGAATTCTTTACATTTATTGGGAGGCTTGTAAGGCTGACCCACGATCGTTTGGCATGGTGTACTTGAAGATCAGACGTTCTGGTTTCTCGTACATGGCAGACGGTGAGATTGTCAACATAGGTACAAACATCCACAATGGTCGTATAGGTATTCTATCGAAGACTGGTCCAGATGCAAAGACGATGTTTACGGATAAGGTTGTACCTACGTTTAGAAATTATCCGTTTTTCTTTAAGCCTATTCAGGACGGTATGGACAACCCAAGGACTGAACTAGCATTTAGAATACCATCCTCAAAGATTACAGCAAAGAACTTTAAGACGATGCACGATGAGGAGGAGCCAGAGGAAGGTCTTAACACTACTATTGACTGGAAAAACACCGCAGACAACAGCTACGATGGTGAGAAGTTACAGCTTTTGGTGCATGACGAGAGTGGCAAGTGGTCACAACCAAATAATATTCTGAACAACTGGCGTGTAACCAAAACATGTTTGCGTCTAGGTAGAAAGATTATTGGTAAGTGTATGATGGGATCTACATCCAATGCACTCGACAAGGGTGGTGAGAACTTTAAGAAGTTGTACGAGGACTCAAGACCAAACAAGAGGTCTGAGAACGACCAAACTAAGAGTGGCCTATATGCTCTGTTTATACCAATGGAGTGGAACATGGAAGGATTTATAGATAAGTACGGCATGCCTGTATTTAGAAAGCCTGAGAAACCTATCATAGGTGTCGATGGTGAGGTTATAAACCTTGGTGCTATAGACTATTGGGAGAACGAAGTAAAGTCTCTTAAAAGCGATCCTGATGCCCTTAACGAGTTTTATCGTCAGTACCCTAGAACAGAGTCTCACGCATTTAGAGATGAAAGTAAGCAGTCGATATTTAACCTTACCAAGATATACACTCAGATTGACTTTAACGACAGCTTGATATCTGGCAGCTTTACTACTAGAGGGTTCTTTAGCTGGAGAGATGGCAAGAAGGACAGCGAGGTTATTTGGACTCCAGACCCAAGGGGTAGGTTCAATATATCCTGGGTGCCTCCACGTGGCCTACAGAACAGGGTTGACAGAAGAGGTGACTTGTTCTATCCAATGAACGAGCACATCGGTGCGTTCGGTTGTGACTCCTACGATATCTCTGGCACTGTAGATGGATTTGGATCTAACGGAGCATTGCATGGCTTGACTAAGTTTAACATGGAGGACGCTCCAAGTAATGAGTTCTTCCTAGAGTACGTTGCACGACCTCAGACGGCAGAGATATTTTTTGAGGAGGTGCTGATGGCCTGCTTCTTTTATGGAATGCCAGTTTTGGCAGAAAATAACAAGCCAAGGTTGCTGTACCACTTCAAAAACAGGGGGTATAGACACTTCTGCTTGAACAGACCAGACAAGCCATTGTCGAAGTTGTCTCCAACCGAGAGAGAGCTTGGTGGTATACCTAACTCAAGTGAGGACGTAAGACAGGCGCACGCATCTGCTATTGAGACATATATTGAGAAGAATGTTGGACTCGATATGGAAGGTACGTATAGAGATCCATCTGAGATGGGTTCGATGTACTTTAACAGAACTTTAAATGACTGGGCTAAGTTTGATATTAGTAACAGAACAAAGTATGATGCGTCTATTAGTTCTGGTTTAGCTATTATGGCTAATCAAAAGCACATGTATCAGCCTGAAAGAAAAGAGTCAAAAATAAGCATTAAATTTGCAAGATACAAGAACAATGGGACAACCAGTCAAATAATTAGCTAATGCGGAAAGAGTCAAACATAAACATATCTCCGATCCAGTTTCCTAGCCAGCTTGCAACAGATGCAGAGAAGGCGAGCGAGGAGTTTGGATTGAGAGTTGGCCAGGCCATACAATACGAATGGTTTCGCAGAGACAGTGGATCTGCAAGGTACTACAATCAGTGGAAAGACTTTAATCGTCTTAGATTGTACGCTCGTGGAGAGCAACCTATTCAGAAGTACAAGAACGAATTAGCTATTGATGGAGACCTTTCTTACTTAAACATTGACTGGACTCCAGTTCCCATTATCCCTAAGTTTGTAGACATTGTTGTAAACGGTATGTCTGACAGACTGTTCACAATTAAAGCCTACGCTCAGGACGCACTTTCAGCAGAGAAGAGAAACCAGTATCAGGATATGATCGAGGGTGAGATGGCTGCCAAAGAAGTTTTACTACAGGTTCAAGATAAGTTTGGAGTAGATCCTTTCATGGTAAGCCCAGAGGACTTGCCAAATGATGATGAGGAGCTATCTCTATTTATGCAGCTTAATTACAAGCCAGCTGTAGAGATTGCAGAAGAAGAGGCTATTAACACGATTTTATTAGAGAACCACTACGATGATATCAAGAGACGTTTTGACTACGATCTAACAACCATTGGTATCGCTGTAGGTAAGCACGAGTTTCTTCCTGGAGAGGGTGTAAAGATTAACTACGTAGATCCAGCTAACGTGATTTACAGCTATACAGAAGATCCATATTTTAGAGACTGCTTCTACTGGGGTGAGGTTAAGACGGTTCCAATGAGTGAGCTGATCAAGATCAACCCTGGACTTACTAAAGAAGATCTAGAAGAGATTTCAAAAACCAATCAGTCTTGGGGGGAGTACTACTCTGTGTCCAGATTTTATTCTGACGATGTTTTCTCAAGAGACACTTGTACTCTGCTATACTATAATTACAAGACCACAAAGACTTACGTTTACAAGAAGAAGATCCTAGAAGGCAACGCTGCTAGAGTAATTGAAAAGGACGACACATTTAATCCGCCAGCAGAAATGATGGAGGAGGGTAGATTCGAAAGAATCGAGAAGACTATTGACGTGTGGTATGAGGGTGTAATGGTAGCTGGTACTCAGATTGTACTTAAGTGGCAGTTAATGGAGAACATGGTGAGACCAAAGTCTGCGTCTCAGATGGCTATGCCAAACTACATTGCTGTTGCTCCACGAATGTACAAGGGAACGATCGAGTCATTGACTAGACGTATGATCCCTTTTGCAGATCTTATCCAGATCACTCACCTTAAGTTGCAGCAGGTTATCTCTAGAATGGTGCCAGATGGTGTGTTCATTGACGCTGATGGTCTAAATGAGGTTGACCTTGGTAACGGTAACGCATACAACCCAGAGGATGCGCTAAGACTATACTTCCAGACTGGTAGTGTTGTTGGACGTAGTTACACTGGTGACGGGGACTTCAACAACGCAAGGGTTCCTGTACAGCCTCTCACAGGCACTACGGGGCAGTCTAAGATGGCTGCGCTAATAAACAACTATAATCACTACCTTGAGATGTTGCGTGGCGTGACGGGGCTAAATGAGGCTCGTGACGGAAGCGATCCAGATCCACGTGCCTTGGTTGGTGTACAAAAGCTTGCAGCGCTTAACTCAAACACTGCTACAAGACACATTCTTGACGCAAGCTTGTTTATGACCAAGACATTTGCCGAGGCACTTAGTGTTAGGGTTTCTGATATCTTGGAATATGCTGACTTTGCAGAAGAGTTTGCAATGCAGATCGGTAAGTACAATGTTGGTATCCTGAGAGATATTAAGGACCTGTACTTGCATGATTTTGGAATCTTTATTGAGCTTTCTCCAGATGAAGAGCAGAAGGAAAGACTTGAGCAGAACATTCAGATTGCCCTATCTAGAAACGATATCAACCTTGAGGATGCTATCGACATCAGAGAGATCAAGAACATTAAGATGGCTAACCAGCTTCTTAAGGTTAAGAGAACTAAGAAGATGGAGCAAGATCAGAAGAACGATATGATGAAGCAGCAGATGCAGGCTCAGATTAACATGCAGTCTCAACAGGCCGCTGCTCAAATGGAAGTTCAGAAGATTCAACTTGAAACAGAAAGTAAGATCCAGCTTAAGCAGGCTGAGAATGCAATGGATCTAGAGAAGCTTAAGGGTGAGGCTATGTTGAAGCTACAGTTGATGGAGCGAGAGTTCCAGTACAACATGCAGATAAATGGTATGCAAACCCAGTTGCTTAAAGATCGAGAGGAGATGAAGGAGGACAGAAAGGACGAGCGGATCAGTAAGCAGAACACTCAGCAGTCAAAGTTAATCACTCAAAGAAAAAATAACTTACCTCCAATGAAGTTTGAATCAAACGAGGACACCATGGACGGATTTGATCTGGCTTCATTCGAACCAAAATAAATTAAATAATAACTAAATTTGTAATCTAATGGAATTAAAAGTAAGAGCACTAGATAGTGTGGAGCAGAAGTCTGCTCAGCAAATTGAAGAAGAGTTGCTTAAAAAGCACGAAGAGCAGGTTGCTGCTACAGAAACTATAGAAGAGACTGTAGTGGTAGGGCAAGAAGATTTAAGCGAGGATAAAGTCCTCGACTTTCTTGACAAGAAGTACGGAAAGAAACTCTCCAGTGTAGAGGATCTGTTCGCACCACAGAAAGAAGAGCTCCCAGAAGATGTTTCTGCATTCTTGAACTTCAAGAAGGAAACTGGAAGAGGGCTTAACGACTTTATTAAGATCAACACTGACTTGGATTCAATTAATCCAGATCAGCTACTTAAAGAATATTACTCTCAGAAGGAGAGTGATCTTGATCCTGAAGAAATTGAATACTTGATAGCTGACAAGTTTAGCTATGACGAGGACCTCGATGACGAGAAGGATATCAAGAAAAAACAGATTGAAAAGAAAAAAGAACTTGCAAAAGCTAAGAAGTTCCTTGAGGAACAAAAGCAGAAGTACAAGGCACCGCTTGAGTCAAGCTATGGTAGCCTTTCTGCTGAGGACCAAGAGGCACTGAAGGCTTACAAGGAATACTCAGCGAAAGCTAGTAGTAACCAAGAGCTTGAACAACGTCAGGCAGAGTGGTTTCTTAAGAAGACAGATGAAGTTTTCAACAACGATTTCAAAGGTTTTGATTTCAAGATTGGAGACAAAGAGCTGAAGTTTTCACCAGGAGACTATAACGAACTGAAGAAGGTTCAGTCCAACATCAACAACTTCATTGCGAAATTCGTGAACAATGATGGATTGATCGAGGATGCGAAAGGTTACCACAAGTCATTAGCTGTTGCTATGAACCCAGAGAAATTCGCTAAGTTTTTCTATGAGCAGGGAATTGCTGACGCTGTCGAGAAGGAAGCTAAATCAAGCAAAAACATAAACTTCGATGTGCGAAGATCCCCTGAAGTGATGAGCAAAGGTGGTTTCAAGGTTACTAGCGTAGGAGACACCGATGGTCGAGGTCTTCGAATTAGGTTTAAAAAATAAAAAAACAAAACAATGGCAGGATCATTACAAACTGTACCTGGCTTTCAATTACAGCCAAGTGCAGAGCGAGTAGCCCTCGCAACTAACTACATTACCGACTTCAACTTCTTGAACCAGTATCTACCTGATACCTATGAGAAAGAATTTGAGCGTTACGGTAACCGAAGCGTAGCATCTTTCTTGAGATTGGTGAGCGCAGAATTGCCTTCTACTTCTGACTTGATCAAGTGGACTGAGCAAGGACGTCTTCATACTAAGTATGTAAACGTAACTCAAGATGGAGCCGCTGGCGACTCTAATGCAACTTTTACCGTACCTGCTGGTCAGCTATCTGGTAAAGGATTTGTAAACGGTAGCATCGCTATCCGTGTTGGACAAACTGTCCTTATCTCTGAAGAAGGAGCTGGTGCTCAAGGTCTAAACAAAGGTATCGTTACTGCTGTTGACTATGCAGCAAGAACTTTTGACGTAGCTTACTACGAAGCAGCTGGACAGACTTTCGCAGCAACTAAGACCGTATCCGTATTCGTTTATGGTTCTGAGTTTAAGAAAGGAACTCTTGGAATGGTTGAATCTCTTGAGTCTGATGGTGAGATCTTCGAGAACTCTCCAATCATCATCAAAGATCACTATGCAGTATCTGGTTCTGACATGGCTCAGATCGGATGGGTAGAAGTTGAAGGTGACAATGGCCCAGGTTTCTTGTGGTACCTAAAGTCTCAGCACGAGACCCGTCTTCGTTTCGAAGATTATCTTGAGACTGCAATGATCGAAGCTATCCCTGCCGCAGGTTCTGCTGCTGGATCTGCTAAGGTATTGGGCTTCAAAGGATCTGAAGGTCTATTTGACGCAATCGGTAAGAGAGGTAACGTATGGGCAGGTGGTAACCCATCTACTTTGGATGATTTCGACAGCATCGTATCTCGACTTGACAAGCAGGGATCTATCGAAGAGAACGTAATCTTCTTGGATCGTCAGTTTGGATTCGACATTGACGATATGTTGGCAGCTCAGAACAGCTACGGAGCTGGAGGTACTTCTTACGGTCTATTCGACAACGATGAGAAGATGGCTCTTACTCTTGGTTTCACTGGCTTCCGTAGAGGTTATGACTTCTACAAGTCTGACTGGAAGTACTTGAACGATCCAACCATGCGTGGTGGTCTAGTAGGTGGAGCTGTATCTGGTGTTCTTGTTCCAGCTGGAACTACTACCGTTTACGACAACGTACTTGGTAAGAACGCTAAGCGTCCATTCTTGCACGTTCGTTACAGAGCTTCTGAGACTGAAGATCGTAAGTACAAGACTTGGATCACTGGTTCCGCAGGTGGAGCTCAGACTTCTAGCTTGGATGCAATGGAGGTTCACTTCTTGTCTGAAAGAGCGTTGTGCACCATGGGTGCTAACAACTTCTTCTTGTTCGAGAAGTAATAGTAAATTAGGGAGGGCCAATTGGCCCTTCCTTTTACCTTTAAACAAGCAAAACAATGGCTGCTAAAAAAGAACAACCTGCTTCTCCATTCGGTTGGGTGAACAGTATGAGAAACTTATCTTCTAAAATTAGAAGAACTCCTAATAAGCGTACAACCACAATGGGTGCTGGTACAGGACTAGGAATGACTAAGTATGCAACTCCAAACGCTGAACAGACTGCAATTAAAAAAGCAACTAGCCCTCAGCGTTATTTGTCTCCACTCGATCAAGCTAAAAATGCTTATGAGTATGAGAAGACAAGATCTGATAGAAAAAAGGTAGCTCCAAAAGCTCCTTCTATTGCTAAGAGAAGAGCTGCTGAAGCTGCAAAGCCAGTTGTCGCAAAAGTTGAAAAACCTAGCATGAGTGGTATTGGTGTAGCTGGTTTATCTAAGGCGACCCCAAAAGCAATGAATGTAACTCCTTCAAGAACTTATACAGACAAAGAAAAGCAGATTAACGCTTTGCTTATGACTGGCAAGAAGAAGGACGGAACAATGAAGGCTTCTGCTCAACGTAAGATTCAAAGAATTCGTAGGAAGTAATAATTAACTGAGGGGGTCGCTGTGACTCCCTCTATTTTCAATTAAATTTAAAATCAAATGGAACAATTAAAATCGAGAACTTATGTTCTCCTAAGATCAGACGCACCACTTAGCTTGATGATCCCATCAAAGGGCACAGCTAGAAGACCTCTGCTTTATTTTGACGGTAAAGCAAACAGACAGCTGAGATATTCAGCAAATCAACCAAGCCCATTTATGGACGAACAGGACGGTAACGTAGTCCTTGAGCCAATTGTATTTGAGGATGGCATGTTGCACGTACCAGAGAGCAACCCAGTACTACAGCAGTTTCTTTATTATCACCCAGGTAATGGTAAAATTTTTGAAGAACTAGATCCAGAGAAGGATGCTCAAAATGATCTTATTGATCTAGACATTGAGGTGAACGCACTTATTGCTGCTAAGGCAATGGAGATTTCAATGATGGAGACAGTTGCTAGAATTGGCCTTGGTGTTCAAGCAGACAAGAAAACATCTTCAGAACTAAAGAGAGATGTTCTTGTATTTGCTAAAAAGTACCCACTTAGATTTATGGAGATCTTAAATGATCCTTTGTTGAAGGTTCAGGACATTGTTGCTAGAGCTTTCGAACAACAGATTCTTAAGACTAGAAACAAGGGAAGAGATATTTACTTTAACTTCCCAGATAACAAGAGCAAGTTTATGACTATCCCATTCGGGGAGCATAGAATCTCAACAGTTTCAAAATACCTACAAACAGATGATGGTATTGAAACCCTAAAGTTGTTGGAAAGAAATGTTGAGTAGTATAAATTAAGAGAGGGTAATACCTCTCTTTTTTTTTACTATCTTTGTACAAAAAGAATGGGATGATAAATTCAGTAAGAAATACGGTACTGTCTGTTTTGAACAAGAATAATTACGGGTACATTAGCCCTAATGACTTCAACCTATTTGCCAAGCAAGCACAGCTAGACATCTTTGAAAATTACTTCTACAGATATAATTACCAGATCTTGAAAGAAAATGCTAGAGAGTCTGGTATTGGGTATGCTGATATTAAGAAGCAATATGAGGAAGTTATTGACTTATTCTCAAAAATAGTATCACTTACTAAGACGTCTGGAACTTTTACTCTACCTACTGATTATTACACTATTGTTAGAATAATCCATACAAACGGTGTAGGAAAGATGGTGGAAGTAGAGAAGGTTTCTATTGCTAGAGCTCAACAGCTTTTGATGTCTAACTTGACTCAGCCAATTGAATTGTTTCCAGCTTACGTACAACTTGAAGATAAGTTAACCGTTTATCCTGACACAATTTCAACTGGTGTTTCTTGTTACTACGTTAGGTATCCTAAAGATCCTAAGTGGACATACACCCTGGTTTCTGGCGAACCATTATTTAACCAAGGAGCCGTAGATTATCAGGACTTTGAGTTACCACTTACAGATGAACCGACTCTTGTCGCTAAAATTTTGCAGTTTGCTGGAATGTCAATTAGAGAGATTGAAGCTCTTAACTTTGCAAATCAGCAAGAACAAACAGAAATTGTTATTGAGAAATAATGCCACTATACAACAAATATCTATCTGATCTTCAGTACTATAGCAACAATGGAAATACACCAGAGGATGCTAACTGGGGATCTTATCAGTACGTGTCTCTAGAAGATATCGTAAATAACTTCATGTTAATGTATCAGGGAGATCATGAACTGATGAATAACCTGAACAGGTATAAGATTTTGTTTTACACGAAGAGAGCTATTCAAGAATTGAACTACGATGCGATGAAGGAAGTGAAAGTCCTTCAGCAGAAAGTTGGTCCAAACTTGAAGTTTGTTTTGCCTTCTGACTACGTGAACTGGGTTAAGATCTCTCTCTACAAGGATGGTTTAATTCTTCCATTGACTGAAAACATTCAGATAAACTCAGCAGTTGAATACGTTCAGGATAACAATTATAAGGTTGTTGTAGACCAGAACGGTGTGGTTATTGAAGCTCAAAACTCAACATTAGATTTTGATAGATTAAACAACATTCAGAAGAGTATTTACTTGAATCCATCTAGCCCATACCACAATATGTGGGGATGGGAGTATGGAGGAAACTGGTACTTTGATTATGCTGTTGGCAGTAGATACGGTCTAAATACAGAGACAGCTAATCAGAATCCTACCTTTAAGATAGATAAAAAGGCTGGAGTTATTAACTTTAGTAATGACATGGCCAATGAGTCATGCATACTAGAATACATTTCAGACGGAATGGAGTATACATCTGTAGCAACTCCTCCTCCTGGCAAGCCAGTTGCTGTTAGGGATGACTCTGCTATTAGCGTAAACAAAATGTTTGAGAACTACATCTACTCATTCATTAAGTATTCAATACTGAGCAATAAGTTGGGAGTTCAAGAATATATTGTTGCTAGAGCTAGAAAAGAAATGACAGCTCTATTAAGAAATGCGAAAATAAGAATTAGCAATATTCACCCAGGAAGACTACTCATGAATATGAGAGGTCAAAACAAGATGATTAAGTAGGTATGGATTTAGTTAAAACCTTTGTAAAGGGGAGGATGAATAAAAGCCTTGATGAGAGGCTTATACCTGATGGCGAATATATTGACGCCATGAATGTTCGTGTTGGCTCTACTGAGTTGACTGACGTTGGTTCTTTAGAAAACACGAAGGGTAACGTAAAGATTTCCAACATACTTTATAACGATGAACCTCTAGATCCTACTGCAACTTGCATTGGTGCATTTCAAGATGGTGTACATGACACTATTTATTGGTTTATACACTCTCCAGCAGATGGTGTTGACATGATCGTGTCAATGAATGTCAATAGTGGGTTTACTGTATACCATGTAGTTAGTACATCTATTTTAAATTTTAGCAGACAGCATCTGATCAATGGTGTAAATAAAGTAGAGGATTTACTTTTCTTTACGGATGGATATAATCCTCCACGTAAGATAAATGTAAAGAGATCATACCCTACAGAGCCTGATCTTAAAGAATCAGACATCTCTGTAATCGTAGCTCCACCTCATAAAGCTCCATCAATAGAGCTTATTAATATTAATAAAAATGACGCAAATTATATTGAAGATAAGTTTTTGTCTTTTGCTTACAGATATAAGTATTTAGACGGTGAATATAGCGCTGTATCTCAATTTAGCGAAATAGCTTTTGAGCCACGTTTTTTCAATCTTGACTTTAGTACTTTCCAGAATAGCGGAATGAAAAATTCATTTAACGCTGTTAATGTTACATTTAATACAGGAGGAGATTCTGTAATTGGAATTGATCTTTTATTTAAAAACTCTGTATCTAACGTAATAAATGTTATAGAGAAGTATGATAAAAGACTTCTTGAACTTCCAAATGATTCAGATCATACCATACAGTTTAGTTCTAAAAAAATACTTACAACACTTCCAGAATCTGAGGTAGTAAGACTTTTTGACAATGTTCCTTTGGTTGCAAAATCACAGACAATTATGTCTAACAGATTGTTTTATGGAAACTATAAGGATGGATATGATCTAATAGATTCTGATGGCAATAAAATTGATATATCATTTAACGCATCATTAGTTACTGAAGAACTTGGATATGAGGAACTTGTAGCAACAAGGAGTTCTTCAGAGTATAATATTATTCCTCCAGATCCTGAAACCTACAGCAATACACTTGTAACAGTAGATTTAAGTGGTTTGTCTTTAAAAGAAAGCGCAGCATTACAAATAAATTTAACGCTGAACGGAAGTTTAGATTCAAATATTATACAGTCTTTTTACTTTCAACTACAAAAAGATTATTCATCTGTATATGAGTTAGTTACAAGTGAAGAATTTAAAAAAGCAATTGGTTCAGAAACATTTCATGCTACCGTTGGAGATTGTGGTACCGAAGATGAAGGAACATCTTTGACTGATAAAATATCGTGTCAGGCTACTCCACCTTCTGGATTTAGTAGTTATGGATATGGTATAGATAGTTTAGGAGAAGGTATTAAAATTACAGCAACCCCAGGATCTTCATCATTCTCTTTGCAGATGATTGTAATGGTTTATGAGGATGATGCTAATCCATCTGTATTTGATTACGAATATTTTTCAGTTCAGTTTGTTACAGCTGAATATATAAGACAATCAGACGCAAGCAGTTTACACAGTAACAGAGATTTCTCTCTAGGTATAATTTACATGGATGAGTTTAATAGATCTACAACTGTATTAACTTCTCAGAATAACTCAATTCACGTACCAGCATCAAATTCAATAACAAAAAATTCTATAAAGGTTGACATATTATCTGATCCGCCTTTTTGGGCAAAAAAATATAAGTTTGCCTTATTGCCTTCTGGTTTGGATTATGAAACTATTTATAGCACTTTGTACTTTCTAAACACTGATGATGGATCTATATACCTTAATCTAGAGGGAAACAATCAAAATAAAGCTAAGATAGGCGATAAATTAATTGTTAAAAGAGATAGCGAGGGCCCAGTACTTGATTTAATTAAATGTGACGTTTTAGATATTGTTGCTCAACCTCTTAACTTTATAGAGGGTGGCCAAGAAGAACCAGCTGGTCTTTATATGAAAGTAAATCCTGTAGGATTTTCTATAGATACAGCTGAACCAAGTGTTTGGGGAGGTAAAACATTTTCAAGCAATATACTTGCTCCAGATGATCCAGTATATCCATTCTTATCTATACCTGTTTGTTATAAGACAGATACAAATGAATTTGTTCCATTTGAAGTTACAGAAGGAAGTATAGTAGAGTTTGACTTTGTTCTAAATAGACCAGATGCTAATGAAGATACTGGTCAAAGAAAATATACTTACAATAAGAAATTTGTTTCGGCATCTAATTATAATAGTATATACGAATTTGTATTAGGTCAAAATATAAGATTTGATACTGGAGAAAGTTTTGAAACTGGAGATGAAACACCTAATGAAAATATTTTTATTGAGGCTTTAGGGACTACATATCCTAGTGCAACAGGAGGAGTAAATAAATATCAGTTTTTTCAAAAGCCTTTAGCCGCAGGAGAAACAGGATCTAATTTGCATTTTTCTATAAGATCTGGTACCCCATCACAAGGTAATTTGTTTTTTAAAGCAAAGTCTACTATAACAGGATCTGTTAGAGTTGTAAAGCAGAACGCATATATTGTATTTGAAACTGAACCAACTGAGCCAGCACCTGCAATATATTACGAAGGAAGCGAAACATTTGATATAGTTGATGGAGAGCATGATCAGACAAGCATAATTCTAAATTTCTCTGACTGTTTTACATTTGCAAATGGAGTAGAGAGTTACAAGATTGAAGACTCTTTAGCTGCTCCTTACTTTAGACTTGGAGAAAGAGTTTCTTCTGTATCGGGACAAGATTTCCAACTTGCTGATAGATTTTCATCTATTACATATAGCGGTATATTTAACCCAGAGAATAACGTAAACAAGCTGAACGAATTCAACCTTGGTCTAGCAAACTTCAAGGATCTTGAGAGAAGATTTGGATCTATTCAAAAGATGTCTGGAAGACAGACAGATATTCTTGTTTTACAAGAAGACAAGATATCTTATGTGCTTGCAGGTAAGAACGTACTATCAGACGCTGCCGCAGGAAATGGAGCTATTGCTGCTATTCCAGAAGTTCTAGGCAATCAAATTGCTAGGATTGAGGATTATGGTATAAGCTTAAACCCAGAGAGTTATATTGAGTGGGGATTTGATAAGTACTTTACAGATCAAAAAAGAGGGTCTGTAATACACTTATCTGGAGCAGGTACAGGTGAAGACCTATCTGTAATTTCTAATGAAGGAATGAGATCTTGGTTTAGAGATCTATTTATCAACGATGGAAATACTCAGAAGTTGGGTGGATTTGATCCATACATGGGTGAATACGTTCTTAGCTCAAACAGTGTAGAAGTTATTCAAGATCAAGTAGGGATAGGATGTGGAACAGAAATACAAATAAACTCTGGCGTGAACGGTCTATCAAACACTATTGTTAATCTAGGGGAATACACAGGAGAATCTACTGTCACATTGGTAGTTGACCAAATAACTAGCGGTCAAACAATTAATGTATCATTTGTATATAACGGTGTAACATATAGTACTGGCAACACTAGCGTTTCAGATACGTTTTCATTTAACAAGGGTAGCAAAGACACTGGCGTGCTTAGCGTGTCTCAATCTGGTGGTGTTGCATCTTACAGAATAATTGTTGGGTGTCCTAACGTAACCGATATTACAGTAATCAGCGTTACGGTAAATGATAAATCTTTTGAAGGAAAGACAATAACAGATGAATACTCTGTTGGCACATCTACATCTGGAAAGATTGTTAGCATGCTTGGAGGTACAACTACGCCAATTGTTTCTAATTACTCTAGTGTAACTGGTCCAGAAGGATTTGGAGCTATACCTAAAGGTGGAAATACTGTGGTTATCAGATCTGTGAAAGGCACTTCTGGAACAATGCAGTTTAATCCTGCTACCCATAAGTTGAGGTATTTAATCTCAAACACCTTGTATACAAGCACAAACGTGCTATCTTTACTGAACGCTTCAACGGTAGCTACACCAGTGCTAAACCCTTCAACAGGGGTTTATACTGCAAGCCTTACTTACAATAGCGGATCAGATTACCTTTACATTATACACGATTACAGAAATATTTACAGCACAGACTTGTGTTACAGCAATGTTTCAGCAGAAGATGCTTGCTGTGAATGTGTGAGTGAACCTTCATAAAATATGGCAACATACTACATAGATACAAATGATTTTGCAACGGCAACTAGTATATGGACAAACTCAAATTTGACCGTTAAGGCTGCCAACGGATTCTATCAAAAAGATGGTGTCTACAGACAAATGTCTGGAGGAGAGTTGTTGCCTGTTGCTAATTGTCCAGAATGTTTTTTTTCATTTGGATCAAGTCTAGTTCAATCTACTTCATCATCAGCTTGTTCTTCAACAATTACACAGACATATTATTTCGATAATGTTGATGGTGGTGTTGGAGAAACAGAGCCAGAGATCGGAGACCTAGTTTTTAGTGATTCTGAAGGAACAACACCTTTAGCTGCTGGATTCTATAAAGTTGTTTCAGGTAATTACATACAAGTAAATTCGTCTGGAGTGGTTATAGCGAAAGCAATGTGCCCATCTGACCAAAGTCAGTTTATTATTTACTTTGACTCAACTACATCTCCTAATACCTATGGATGGGGTAGTTCATCTGCTGCTTGTGCAGGTACTGGGACACCAATTACAGTGTACATTACTGGATCTGCATCTTCTTTATTTAATGCGGTAGTAACATTGGGTAAAGTACTATACACAAACGTAGGGCGTACTACGCCATTGAATGGTAACAATACACACTATAAGACTGTGTCAGCTCCTGCTTCAGGAGAGACATTACTAATTGATGGAGTTGGAGTAACTTCAAATTGGGGAGGACCTTGTTAAACTATGGCAAACTACACACTAACATATAGCCCAGGAGTTGAAGGATGGCCTTCATTCTATTCATATCATCCAGATTTCATGATAGGTATGAATCAATTCTTCTATACATTTAAGGGAGGAAACCTATATAGGCACAATGCTAATGAGAATAGAAACACTTTCTATGGCACCTTTACTCCATCAATGGTTAGAGGCATTATAAATCAATCTCCTATAGAGAAGAAAGTTTTCAAGACAATAGCTCTTGAGTCAAACGCTGCTTGGGCTGCGACACTAATTACTGACCTTGAGTCTGGATTTATTAATAAGTCTTATTTCGAGAATAAGGAAGCTACTTTCTTCTCATTTATTAGAGGAGTAGATAGTGCAACTCCAAACTTAAGCCTAAGATCTACTCAAGGTATTGGGTCTTCTACATCGGTTAATGCTTCAACTCCAGCATCTACTGTGGTTAACTTTTCTTTTGCAATTGACTCAATGATTAGTGTTGGTGACTTAGTTTACGAGTCTAATACTGGATTAAATCAAGTATTTTTTTGTGGACCAGTTATCTCAAGAACAAGTAATGCAATAACAATAAATTGCTCTGGATCAGGTAAAACTATACCAACTTCAGGAAGATATTTAATATACGTTAAGAATCAAATTGCCGAATCACACGGATTAAGAGGTGATTTTCTAGATTATACTGTAACAAATGATGATACATTTGCTGTTGAATTATTTGCTATTCGTTCAGATGTATTCAAATCCTTTCCGTAAATTTGCATTATGCTGCACGTCAGAAAATTGAACAGTCAGGATTACGAAGATAACTTAGTTAAGTGGTGGAAAGACTGGAGATGGACACCGCCTCCAGCAGATTTTCTACCAGAGAATGGAGAGGGAGGGTTTATGGTGTGTGACGAGGACTATCCAGTTGTGGCTGGGTTTCTATACGTTACTAACTCTAGTGTAGCTTGGCTAGAGTTCATTGTGTCTAACATGGATTATAAGCACAAGGAGAATAGAAAGAAAGCTATAAGATTGCTAATACTAACTCTAGAGGAGTTAGCTAAGATAAGTGGAAAGAAATACATTTACTCAAGCCTTAAAAACGAATCACTAATAAACGCTTACGTTGAATGTGGTTTTAATAAAGGCACGAGTAACTCACAAGAAATGATAAAAGTAATATGGCAGCAGCAACAGCAATAGCTCTAGGGGCAACAAGTGTAGCATCAGCAGGTGCTTCATTTGCTCAGGCAGCAAAGCAACAAAGACAAATGAGAGAGGCTGAGGAAGCCGCAGCAAAGTACATGGATGACGCTAGAAAAAAATTTAGCGTAAACTTCGCTGAACAACTTCAGGTACCTCTAGAAGGATATGAGATGGCTTCTGACTTAAACAGAGAGGCAGTGGCTCAAAATATAGAAGCCTTGAGAGAGTCTGGCCAGAGAGCTGTCCTTGGAGGTGTGGCTGGTCTTCAGCAACAAGCTCAAGCTGGAGCGGAGCAACTTAGAATGGCTATGCAGCAAGACCTATACGACAGAGATAAGGCAATCGCAGCAGAAGAATCTAGACTTAGAGATATTCAGGCAGAGATTGATCTAGGTGAAGCCGCTGGTGCTCAACAAGCTGCTGCTGACGCTCAAATGTTAAAAGCTCAAAATATTCAGTCTGGCTTGAGTGCATTAGCTTCAGGGGCAACATCTTTATATGAAGGATCTGAATTGTATAAGTCAGAATTAAGTGATAAAGTTTTGGGTAAATATGGAGCAGGTCTTACCCCAGCTGAAATGAGCGCAGTAGGATCTAGACTTCAAGGAATGGATCAAAATTTGTTAAAAGATCTTTACAAAAAAGCTCCATCTGGATTTAAACTTACTGCTGATTTTGGAGTTGCTCCTAATGTAAATATAGGACCAGCTCGTACTTATGGAGTACCAGCATCTAAAAAAACTCCATCTCTTCCTAAAGTTCCACTAATTCTTCCTGGTAGATAAAAATGTCAACATACTATAATTACGTAAGAAGAGGAACTGAGTCTCAAGTAGACTGGGGTAAGATAGGCAAAGGATTGTCTGATGAGATCACTAGAATATCTCAAGATAGAGAAGCCAAGCGAACTGAACTTGATAAGCTTAACACTGATTTAATTAGATCAGCATCACAAGTTACTGCTCCAGAGCAGGAGTACGTTAGAAACTTAGTTTTGAATGGAACTAACGAGATGAAGAACCTTGCTCTTACAAATAACAATCTATTAAAGAGAGGTGTAATTACACCAGCTCAGTATAGAATGGCTATGGAGAACATGAGTGCTGGCGTTACTAACTTAGACAAGGCTGCAAAAGAATTTGATGCCTCATACAAAAAGTCAATGGAAAGATTGGCTAAAGGGGAAATGCCTTGGGAAGAGCAGCAACAAAAGGAAGAACTTTTTAAGTACGGAAACCTTAAGGATAAAACTTTGTATGTAGCCCCTGATGGGTCTATGTATATTACAAGTATTGATGAGAATGGTAACCCAGTTGCTGACCCTAGAAAGATGATGAACACTGCTGTTCTAGCTCAAGGATTAGGACAAGAGATGGTGAAGTACGATGTTAACGCACAGCTAGACAAGGGAGTTGAGTCAATAGGATCTGTAGTTGAAATACTTAGAAAAAATGGAGTGTTGGCTACTGATTCTGCAATGAATAATCCAGAATACAAAAAGACTAGAGATCTTTATATAGACTCTATGATTAGTAATCCAAAAAATATAATCTCTATTATGGGAGACTATATGGGTGGATACAACGCTGTGGATGATCAGTCAAAGGCTGGAGGCAAGAACATATATAGAGACGTTAATGGAAACTTTATTCCAACTGACGAACAGGTAAAAGAAGTTAAGGACAAACTTACCGCAATGTTTGATGCTAGGGTATCTAAGAAAGCAACCCCTATGCCTATCTCTACTGGTGGTGGTGGAGGAAGAGGATCTGGAGCGCCTACAGAAGCTCAACTTGGAAGTAATCTTAGAGATTTAATATCTGGAGACCCTACAAGATCCAAAATTTCAGCACAGTTCTTTGCAAGTCAAAATCCAAACATTAGATCAATTGATAGAGCAAATGGTGTGATAACCATTAACTTTAATGATGGAAGTCCTTCTCAGTCTTTTGATCAAAATCAGCAGGGCATGAATGCCGAGCTAGTTGCAAGAGGTTTGGTTGGTTTCTTGATGCCAAAAGCAATATCTAATGTAGACAGAGTTATACGATCTGGTGGAATTACTCCAGGTCTTCAGATGGCTACCACAGCTATTGGATATGCACCTACACCGCAGGTATTACCTCTAGCAGAAACAATGATTATGTATGAAGGTGCCCCAGCTACTGCATCTGATATAATTATGAACATATCTCCAGATGAAGATAATGTCAATGACGTTAACAGAGCATTGATGGCTATAGATCCAACACTATCTGTAAAACCAACCCCTTCAGGATTCTTATCAACTCAAGATCGGGTAGATCTATTCAAAAATGGAGTTAAGGTAGGAACTGTTAATTTTGATGATGACGGTGATCAGATGTTATTAATTGATTTGATCAATCAAACTAGAGTTCAAGGTAACCAACAACAAGCCGCACCTGCTCAGGGCGGATCAGTAAATTATTCAGATCTATAAAATATGAACGAACAAGTAATAGACGACCTTTTCAATCAGGCGGTATCTAAGGGATACAAAAAAAGTAGAGAAGAATTTGTTAACCTTTTGCATACAAATGATGCGGTACTGAATGATATGTACTCGTACGTTCAGTCAAAAGGATATCAGAAAGGAATTGAAGATTTTTCTGGTTTAGTTGGAAAAAAAAAAGACGTTACAGGTTTATCTACGGTCGATGGTACATTGGGTTTGCCAAGCGGTGAAAAGGATACTTTAGTAGAAAGAACATTTGGTAAAAATGATTTAACTAACTGGTTAGGTGATATTTACAGATCGTATCAAGGAGGTGCGGCAAAGGTAGATGTTGTTGATCCTACTATGAATATTTTTGGGAAGAAGGCATCTGAAATAGATGATAATTCCTTAAAAGAATTCGTAGAGTACACCAATAAAATAAAAAATACACCAATAACTGATGAGCTAAAGGATTACTACAAGAATGTAGAAGAAGCAGGCGGTGGATTTACTAACTCTATAATAGAGGCAGTTAAGAATCCAGCGATTTGGGGACAACTTGCGGTAGATTCATTCTCGATGCTAATACCAGTTACTGGAGAAGGAGTTAGTACTTATGGTCTAGGAGGAGCTGCTACTGGTGCAGGAGTTGGAGCAGGTACTGGAGCTGCGTTGGGTGCTATAGGAGGACCATTAGCCCCAGTAACATCTACAGTTGGAGCTGTTGCAGGCGGACTAAGAGGTTTGATGGCTGGAATGTCAGGAACAACTGAAGTTGCATTGTCTTACGGGCAATACCTTCAAGAAGAGGCCCAGAAGAGAGGTCTTGAATTCAACGAACAAAATGTTAAAAAATTATTAGAAGATCAGGCTGTTATAGATGGAGCAACAAATAGAGCTCTATCTAGAGGTGCTACTGTTGCTTTGGTGGATGCAGTTACATCTGGACTTTCAGGTAGAGCACTTGGAGCAACTAAGGCTGCTGTAAAAGGAACCCCTGGCAAGGCTTTAGGAACTGCTGCTGGATTGGGAGTTGAGTCAGTTGGAGAAGGCGCTGGTGAACTAGCCGCTCAAGTTGTTTCTGGACAGGAAGTTTCTGGAGAAGAAGTTGCACTTGAAATGATAGGAGGCGTTGGTGGAGGTGTGTTTAACATTGGAGTTGAAACCATCATTGGCGGAGAGAAGGTTGGAAGATACAAGATCAATGGAGAAGAGGTATCTAAGAACAGAGTAAACAGATTCATTAGTACGGCTACACCAGAAGAAGTTGCTAAAACAAATATAGAAGTAACAGATGACAACGATGTGTTAGCTGTTGCTGAAGACAAGAAGAAGGAGGCTATGCTTGCTGGTCAGATAGATCCAGCTGTAACAGAAGAAACCGATAAGTCTAGACTCGTTAAGCTAGAGAAAGAGAGAGCAAAGCTAAAGGGTCTTGATACCAAGTCTGCTCAGAACAGAGTTAAGGCTATCGATGAGGAGATTGACTCTATCACTGGTAAGTATACACTAGAAGAGGCGCCTAAAGGAGCACAATACAAGATAGACGGTTCTAATATGGATCGAGCTAGATTTGTTGCTGCTGTTAATGAGGCTAAGAACGAAGAAGCTCTCAACGAACTTGAGACGACTGACCCAGAGGTTCAGAAGGTAATTGATGCCAAGAGAGCACAGTTAACTGGAGAGGTACAGCCAGAGGTACAGCCAACTGCTGTAGAGATGCCAGAAACAACTGTTGAGGCTGTCGAAGAGACACAGCCAGTGACAATAAATGTCGCAGACAAGTACACTGCTGACGAGGTAGAGAGAGTAAAAGCCCTTCCAATTGAGAATGAGGATGGTGCTACGATGAACTTGGATGGAACCAAGTACGAGAAAGGTGGATTAGTTATTCCATTGGCTTCAAGAAATCTACCAATATCAGAACTTACACCTCAGAAAATAGATGAGTTTGTAAAAGAGAACTCAGAGTCTATTGGATCTGACCTTGTTAAGGTTGGTATCTACAAGTTCCCAGGAAGGGAAGAAGCTTCTATAGATATCAATATTGTAGCCGACAAATCAAAGAGAGAGGAAGCGCTTGCAATTGCAAGAGAGCTTGGTCAAGAATCAATCTTTGACTTAGATACATTTGAGAACATAAAGACTGGTGCTGACGGTAAGAATCCTAAAGTTTTGACTCCTAAAGAGTTTTTAGACATTCAGGATAGATTATCTAGACCTACTCAAACGGAGGTCACAGTGACCCCTGAAACGTCCTCAAACTACGCAAACATGACTGAAGATAACGAAGGAAACTTCGTGTTCTTCCATGTTGGTAAGAAGGGTTATGATACCATTAAGAAAGGAACTGGAGCATCTCAAGTAACTTCAAGAGAAGAGGCATCTGCCTTATCTAAGGTTGGTGGTCTAGCAATGTACTACACCGCTCCAGAGCAGACAGAAAGACAAAGTGCCGATGGTGCTAAGTACGCTGTAAAGGTTCCAAAGAATAAGGTTTATGACTTCAACACTGACAAGCTAAATCTAATTGACGAGGCTAGACAAAGACATGAAGCAGAGAATCCTGGGAAAGCGTTTGATACAAACTCTCAGATTGCCTATGTAACTAAGATTGCTGGAGAGAGAGGTTTCGACATGGTCGTTGCTGACTGGGCTGGGGGAACTAGAGCACAGACAACTAAGGAGCTTACACCTGTGGATGTTCAAGAGTCAACTGGAAATGTTATTGAAAAGAATTTTGATAACGAGTACGAGTCAAACAAGAGCAAAGGATTTACACCAGTTGTACCTAAAAGAAAGGCAGACAAGCTACAGGCTCTTTACGACAAGATTAACGAGGTAAGAAGCGTTGAGAAGAGATACGACAATCTTTATAGTTTGTACACTGACTCTTCTAAGTATACTCAGGAAGAGATCACTGACCTGATCGATAACTCTGATCTACCGCAGGACATCAAGAACGAGTACAAAGAGATTCTTGGATCAAAGGAGGAGACCAGAAGATCTGAGCAGAAGAAAGCAGTACCTAAAAATATAGAGGAGTCTATTAAGAACTCTGCAAAAACGCTTCAGACATCATTCCCTGGAGTTAATGTTATTGTAGCAGATAATACTGAAGACGCCAAGAAACAAATTGTAGAGCAGCTTACTCCAATTGTTGGAGAAGAAAATGCTAAAAATATTGCAGATCAAATAGAGACAGCAAGAGGTCAGGCAGTGTTCTACAAGGGCAAGCCAATAGCTGTCGTGGTAAACAAAGAGAAGGCAATATCAAACACTGCTGCACATGAGGTTTGGCACCTGATATTGAGAGAAGCTTTTGGAAAGGACGCTAAGAAGTTTAAGAGCTTCCAGAACGCTATTGCTAGAGAACTTAAGAATGCTGGATACACTGATGTTGCAGATTATCTTGACAGATTCTCAGCTGAATACGAAGGTGATGCTGCATACGAAGAGTACTTGGCAGAGCTTGGTGGATTGTTAACCACAAAAGGTTTCGACCCTAAGAACCTAACAGCGCAAGAGAAGTCTATCCTTGAGAAGATCAAGGAGATCATCAACAAGTTTGCTAAGTCAATGGTTGGGCAGGATGTATTCTTGAAGGATGCAAAGCCAGAGAACATTCTTCAGTTCATGATTAATGTATCTGACTTAGTTGCTAAGGGAGAGGATGTAAGACCAGCTATTGGAGCAAAAAAGGTATCTAAAAAAGCTGAAAAAGATATAGAGACTTCTTTGCAGGCTAACTATTCTGACAAAGAATCTAAGTTAACATTCATATATGATAAAAACTCTGAGAAGTTTGATAAATTAAAGAGAGATGGGTTCATAAATGATGACGTGCCAACAAGTTCTTTCAATGGGAAAGTAATGCTACTGCATCAGCCAGATGCTGCATTCTCTGGAGAGATACAGAAAAACGGAGAAACTCTTGTAGAGGGTAAGGGTGGTATATTCTTCCCAGCTAAATTTCATGACGAACTTTTATTCTGGGCAAGCACTAAGAATACAGTTTCACAATTTGTTAATTCGCTAAACAAGGTTTCAAAAAGAAATGGAGGTAAAATATATATGGCCCTAACTTCTGCGCCATATCATAAATTACTTTCAAGCACGACTATGTCTAACGCTGTTATGGATTTCTTTTCTTCCAAAGTAGTGGACAAAAACTTTAAAATATCTGAGGCTCAACTTAAATCATCTTTAATTGATGCAGCAAATGCAAAAAAAGTTGTGATAAAGAAAAATGAAAAGGGAGAGATAAAAAAGAAGATAGTTGGTTTAAAAATGAATCTATCTGAAAAAGATAGCATTGAGTCAATAAAATCAAAAATCGCTGAAAAATTAGGCCCTGACAATAGTTTTTTTGATGACAGAAAATTCTTCTCTGAAGAACTTATAAAACTAATGTCAAAACAGATAAACAAAAATGATGTTTCTATAACATCTTTTGGTAAACTGTTTTCACAAGGAATTCAAAATAAATACTTCAAAGGCATAACTAAGACTGGAAAGGTAAGGATTTCAGCTGCCAATATGACTCAGGCTATATCTGAGATGTTTACAGAGCCATTATTAAAAGAAGGATTTACAGATAGATCTTTAGGTGGAGAAGTTTATGCTGTAATTGAAGTTGATGGAGAAGTGGAAGCTGTTGATATAGATAAGCATGAATCATATCCAAGCGCAGTTAAGGCTAAGAATCCAGTTAAAATACACATATTAAAAGATAGATTTAATTGGAATGATGTATTTAACAAAGAAGGCGAGACTGGTGGAATAAAAAAGAGTGACATGAAGAGTGTTTACCCATCATCAGGTGTAAGCTCAACTGGACTTGTATTAAATGCACCAGAGGTAGAAATTTCAAAACAATTAACTACAGATAAAGACGCAAAACCTGGTTTTGAAGCTGCGCTTGAGGCAATAAATGAAACTCCTGAAGCAAGAGAGGCTTGGAGAAAACAAAATAAGGTTAATCAAAAGCAAAAAAGAAATCCTATAGTTGAACAAGCGGTTAAGGATTATTATAATGGATTAATAAATCAAGAAAAGTATCTTAATATAGTTAAAGAAAATCAACCTATTAAAACATTTAAAAATGTGCCAGATCTTCCTTCTGTAAGGGAAATAGTAAATTCACTGGACACATCAAAGGTTGCTACTGGAATAATAGGTGTAACAAAAAATATTAAAGATGGAGATAAAGTAGCATCTAGACTTGATATACCAGCATACGAAGACTTTGACACATGGGTTGTTTCTATTCATGATGGAGATAAAGAGGGAAAATCAATAGCTTATGGGCAAACAGCAGTATTAAAAAATGTTAATTTTAAAACATTTCCTGGTCCAGCTATAAGGATTGCTATGGGAACTCAAAGTAAATCAACTATAGCGAGAATGTTTGGCAACTGGGTTAATGAAGATCCTAAAGCAGTACACGAGAGAGCGAAACAATTAATGGAAGACCCTGAGTGGACTCAGGTTGGCATGAATCCTTTTAGATACAGCTGGTTTTATGACAAGACGGACGGTATGCCAGTTGCAACAGCAGATGAGGTTATCCAAGTTGGAGCATTGGTCTTGGCAAAAAATGCAAAGAAAGTACTTCCATCTGATCCAATGTTTACAACTAAATCAGCAGAAGGTCTTGAAATTCAATTTCAAAAGCAGTTACCAGCTAGAGTTAATGATCAGATTAATAATGTTATTTCTGAGCAAAAGGCACTAGGTAAGACACCTGTTGAAGTTGCTAGAGAGGCTGCTAAGTATCTTAAGAGCACTGACGCATACAATAAACTTGGAGACAGAGACAAGGCTAAAGTATTGTCTGGAGTCAAGAGATTGTCTGGTATGAGAGTT